GCTAGTAAATTACCAGATACCTGGGTAATGAGTAATTCTTGGGAAAAGGGATTCCGAGTTTGGCAACGAATGAATAATGAAGCTTTGGAGGAATCTGAGTCGGTTAGACCTAGGTTTTTAGATTTCAAGATATTTGCAGATAGTGACCATCACGTCGCTGGATTTGCAGATAATTTGTTGCCTCTTTCTTATGGAGGTGCTGTGGCAACACCCGGAGAGTGGGAATCTTCTAAGTATAGAATTCCTGTTGGTCCTGCTAATCCGGGCAATACAACAGATCGTGAAGTTATTGCAGTCGGGGCTTCTTTCCCTGGTGCAGGAGCTTCCGGTATTAATGCAGTATCCTTGATTGAAGGTTATGCTGCATCACGAGGTCTTCCTAATGTTTTAGATCCGAATGCTCCAGCTGATGCGTTAGATGCTGAAGGAACTACTCCAGAGAATTGGATGTCTGCCTTGTTTAATGAAGGAACTGAGCAGACAGATGCAGTTTTGGCAGACATGGTAACTGAAAATAATATTGCACCATATCCTTTTGAGAATGATGGTGTCAATGTTGATACTATGTATCCTAATGGAGCTAATCAAATGTCAGGTTTGCAAATACATGACTTTGACCAGGTAACTGGTACTACTATTGGTGGTATTAGTAGATTGAAAGGTGGTATGTTCCCTTGTGGATTAGTTCGATTTGATGTTGTTAACAAGACAAGACTTCCTACAGGACAAGGCGATATTATCGTTGCTTTTACTGTTGACTTAGTTCCAGGATCCCACAGAGGATACCTGTGTCAACCAATGACGGAGATGTGATTTTATGAATACGAAAATTGAAACTGCAGTTGAATTAACACGTTGGGCTTCCCTAGTGGATCATCTACGTAATAACAGAATAGAATATTTGTTGTTAATGGGAATCCTACATATTGTAGGTTTAACGAACAAGGCTTATGACCAGGTGTCAGGAGTGTGTTTGTGATGGCTTATAATTACGGTAAGAAATTTAAGAAGAATGGAAAGATGGTACAATACCGTTATACTAACGGTAAGAAGAGTACCAAGAAATTGGTTCCAGTTAAGAAATCACGAAGGTGATTAACCTGGTTAACCAAGAAAAAGAGTTTGAGCAGTGGGCTGAACGCAATCAGGAACTCTTCATTACTTTGTTAGCTACGTTAGGATTAATTAGACTACGTGCAACTTACAAATTAGTTAATGTACACTATGCTGCGGTATTAGCTGCAAGGATAGGTGTTGAAGCTGCTGGAATTGTTATTGCTGAACAAATTGATGGTGAATCTGGTGTTCAAGCTTGGCAGCGTTATTCTAATCGTGTTTTCTCGGTGGACGATTTGGGAATTATTCCTGATCCTCTTGCCATTATTGATTCCATCGCTGAATCAGAAATGATGATCAGGGAACACTACGAAATTGACAAGGCAGTTAGCCAGGGAATTCGAACTTACAACCCGACAACTATTGGTGGTCGTGGTAACCTGGTTAGAACATCATTTTCTGTTACAAAGAAAGTGTTCGATAGAGGAATAACTAAATTGGGGTTCTACACCCGATAGGTTATGGAATGCAAAGAGTGTGGAACATCACTTGCCTCAGAAGCACACGACAATTACATCTGCTATGACTGTTATTGTCGCATGGATCTTGCTGTACATGAAGAGCTTCAAAAAAAAAAAAGACTCCGAGGAGGAGTAGGAATGCATTCCCGTACCTACTCCTTCTCACCTTGGAAAAGGTGTAATCATTGTTGGCCCTATGATTGCGGGTGTTTTCTTTGAGTACACTTTGTACGATCTGTGGTAATACCCACGATACTCCTAGACAATCTAAGAATTGCCAGATTAGATCTAGGAAACTAGCTACATTTGAAGAAGAAAATGCGGAAGTTGTTGAATATATTATGAATTTAACCTTGCATATGAAGATGTACTAGGATTAATCCTGATAATCCGAAGCAACGGAGGGCGTATTTATTTAGTCGACGGCCCCCGGTGGCGAATGACGGCATCGAGATATGGTGAGTGGTGCATGCATCCGAAACAGATCTCGTGAATCGGGGCAACTGTGTTCCATCAAGTTGCTCTCGTTAGAGATAGGGCGGCGTAGCGCCTTGGTGCAACCAAGCGATGCGTGGGTGTCAACGCCAAAAATATAAGGGGGAACCTAATCCCCAATTTATGGCCAGAAAGAAGAGTTCTTATCGAACTATGAAAAAAATAGAACCTGCTGTGCAGACTATGACATTTACTTTTGAAGTTCCTTCACAAGCAGAACAGGATTTAACGACTACAAAGTATCTTGACCTAAGTCAAGTTGCATCTTTGGTTAATCGTCGATTTTATCGACAAGGAATAAATTGGGCTGTGTCCGGATTTAAATTTTCAACTATTCCTCAGCTAGAAGGAACTCAGCCTTTGGCATTGATTACAGCTAGTAAATTACCAGATACCTGGGTAATGAGTAATTCTTGGGAAAAGGGATTCCGAGTTTGGCAACGAATGAATAATGAAGCTTTGGAGGAATCTGAGTCGGTTAGACCTAGGT